AGGTAGCCGTAGCAGCCGACCAGCAGCCGGAGGACGATCGCGGTGACGGCGGCGTTATCCATGCCACAACGTTACCGACTCAATGGGGTGGCAGGTGACGCCGACTCACGCATCCGCACGCCTCACCGCTGCCTGCCTGCAACGGACATCCCGCTGACGGTGTCAAACGGACCATCACTCTATGGGCTGCGAAACCCATTCGTGGATGATCTGGGCTCTGATCTCAGAAAAAAACGGCTGAGACTCAAACCACACCTGTAGATCGTGGCTGGACTTGGAGACGTTGCAGCCCAGGCAGGCCGGGACCAGGTTGCGTTTGTCGGTGGAGCCCCCTTTCGCCTTCGGTACAACATGATCAAGCGTCGCCGATCGCCCCAGCTGAACCCCGCAATAGGCGCAGCAATAGTCCCACCGGAGCAGGATCTGGTCACGAAACCGGAGCTTCGCCTCCTTCCTCGGGATCAGCTCCGTATCCGAGATCTGGTGATCCACCTGATTCCTGGGGTAGGGGAAAGGCATCCAGCTCAATGTCGACGATGTGCTCGTCGCTCGGGATGAACTCGGAGATCCGGGCGTAGGTGTTCTCGAGGAACTCCTCGATCGAGTCCACGTCGGAATGCACCACGACCTTGGCCGATACTTCGAGCAGGTAGCTGGCCATCGGCGCCACCGCCAAGGTCTTTACAGACGGTAGCGGTTGGCACTGGGTGGCAAGGTTTTCTTTGGGATCGCTGCGGGATTCGGACGTGCCCGTAAAAAATACGAACGTGTTCGTAAAGTACGAACAATGGATGAAATGGTGAGCCCGGACGGATTTGAACCGTCGGCCAATCGATTAAAAGTCGATTGCTCTACCGCTGAGCTACGGGCTCCCAAGAGTTGCGCGAATAATGCGCGAACAGTATTTCTGCTTAATGTCAACCCTTTGTTTTCGTTACCGTTTCCGGCCATGAACAACTGATTAAAAGTCGTTTTCTGTGGTCTCACGGAACTTCACGATACCTCACTAAACCTCTGATTCATCATTGATATTCCCGCTTGCAATTTCCGACCCGTTCGCGCAATTTACCGCTAATTCGCGCAAATCTGCGCGAATAGTGCGCGAATGGAGGGACGCATGAAACGCGAGTGGAAGCCCGATACGAAGGTCACCGGGCTGGGCCTGCTGGTGCTGCCGAGTGGGGTCGAAACCTGGTACCTGCGCTACCGCGAACCGAGTGGCAAGCAGCAGCATCACAAGATCGGCCGGGCCGATGTCCTCAACCGCACCCTGGCCCGCGAGGAGGCGCACAAGATCCTTGCCGCCGTGGCGCGTGGGCATGCACCCACCAGCGCCCGCCAGGAGCTGCGCCGCGGTCCCGACATGGCCGACCTCTACCAGCGCCTGCTGACCGAGCACTACCCGAAGCTCCGGCTGCGCACAGCGCAGGGCTATCAGAGCATCTGGGCGGTCCACATCATCCCGACCCTCGGCCGCCACAAGGTGCAGACAGTCACCAGCGCCGACGTGATGAAGATGCTCTCCCGCATCCGCCCGATCCAGGCCAACCGGACGCTGGCAGTGCTGCGCAAGGCGTTCAACCTGGCGATCCTGTGGGGCATGCGGGCGGATAATCCCTGCGCCAAGGTGCCCAGCAACAGCGAGCGTAAGCGGCGGCGTTACCTGTCAGGCGAAGAGCGGCAGCGGCTGGTGGCCGCACTGGATGCGATAGCTACGACGCCACTGCGATGGCGCTTTGCGCAGCTGATACGGCTGCTGATGTTGACCGGCTGCCGCGTTGGCGAGATCTGCCGTGGCAGGTGGGAATGGGTCGATGAGAACGCAGGGCTGATGGTAATCCCGCCGGAGGGTCACAAGACCGGCGAGAAGGTTGGCCACGAGCGCGTAGTGCATATTCCTCCTGCAGGAATTCTCATTTTGCGAGAACTGCGACTCAGATCGAATACACAGTGGATTATCGCAGGAGACGGCGATGGCCATCTGGTCGGATACCAGAAGCTCTGGGAGGAACTGATGCGGATGGCCGGCATCAAGGGCCTCAAGGTTCACGACCTGCGGCATCACTGGGCGTCGGTGGCGATCACCAAGGTTGGCCTGACGCTGCCGCAAGTCGGCAGCCTGCTCGGTCACGCCAGTCCGGTCACCACCAGCCGCTACGCCCATCTGCTCGAGGATGGGGCGCAGGCGATGGCTGGAGCGGTTGCTGATCAGCTGGGGCTGTAGTCCTCGTCAGCCCAAGGGCTGGTCTTGTAGGCCGGCTCGCCGTTGTCATCGAGCACCGGCTGGATCTGCTCCTCGCAGATCATGTTGAACACGGCCACATGGGCCATCACCTCGGTCAGATGCTCAGCCAGTGCGGTGTACTCGCTCTCGCCCACCACGCCGATGTCATCGGGATCGGCGTAGACCAGGAACATCATGGCCGCCTCCTTCGGGCGGCCGTCGCGGAACAGCTCGTATGCGGTGCGCAAGCCTTCCTCGGGCGTGATGCTGCCGTCGCGGGTGGCGAATCTCAACCCCATGCGGCCTCCGCGATCACTGGGAACTGCTCCCAGAAGATAGCCCGGCAGGCTTCGGCGATCTCGCGGTGCTCGAGCTGGGTGGACGGATCGCACCGGACGTCGATGTAATGCAGCCACGAGCGCAGGGTGCCGTGCATGAACAGCGTGGTGGGCGTGCAGAGGGGCAGGATCCGGCGGGCTGTTTCTTTGGCCACGCCGGCATCCAACATCTCCTGGTAGGCCCGATAGGCGGTCACGATCGAGCTGCTCATCTTGCGGCTCATCTCGTCGCGCACGACGTCCGGCAGATCGTCGATGCTGTTCTGGCGGTTTTTGATGTCCTGACGCCTGAGGGCCGGGATCTCGGCTCGGCCGGTTTCGGCGTAGCGAGTAGAAAATTCTTGATACGAAAATGACCGGTGCCGCAGGATCTGCGCTGCAATGTCACGCTCGGTATCGATCTTGACGCACAGGCTGGCCATCTCGAACGGCGACCAATGCCGATGCTTGATCAGATACCGCAGCAGCCGCGGCCCGGTCTCCATGTTGTCGGCATTCTGCGGCGCCGACACCCGCGCCATCTTCACAATCAGACGCTCGGCGTCCGGTGTGCAGTGGATCAGTTCGACTCCCATGACGGCATCACGTGCTGGTGTTTGTTGTAGTGACCGACTTCGGCGTAAGAGATGTCCGGAATCCCAGCCATCAGGAAGAACACCATCTGACCGATCTTCTTGCCCGGCCAGATCGGCAGCGAGCGCAGCTGGCGGGCGTTGGTGAGCTCAAGCGTCAGCTTGGAGCCGTTCCACTGGGGATCGGCGAAACCAGCGTGGCTGTGCTCGAGGCCCTCGCGAGCGCGGCTGGACTTGAGGAAGAACAGCCCGGCGATGTCATCAGGCATGTTGAACGTCTCCCAGGTCTCCGCGAGGATCCACTGGCCGGGCTTCAGCAGGTAGGGATCCTCCTGGCAGTATTCACTAATGTCGACACGCACCAGCTCGTCGCTGGTGGCACTCTCGATCATGATCTCGTTGCCAAGCAGCAGGTCGTAGCTGGCCGGGTTGAGCTGATCGAGATCGAAGGGCACGATCATCCGCTCCTGCTCGCAGAACCGGCGGATCTCAAGGTCGTGAAGGATCATGCGGTTCGCATGTGGTGCCCCAAATTACCGCCGGACCGGGCACCAGTCTCGGTTCAGTCGCAATTCGTCACTTCGTTACCAGCACCAGCCAGCCGCTACCCGGACCTTCGACTTCCCACCGGCGCAGCCAGTTCTTGCGGGAGTAGCGCACGCCTTTGCCGTTGCTGTTGACGTAGCCGCCGTTGACCAGATCGGCCTCGCCGTACGGATCGTTCAGGTAGAAGGCGTCCTGATCGAAACCGATCACCACCGACCAGTGGCCACCACCCGAAGGTGCCGCCGCGGTGCCGTGGTGCAACCAGCCAACGGCTGCGGGCCGGTTGGCGCGGATCTCGCGCTCGAGGATTGCCGCGGTGCCGCTCTGCAGGAACTGCGCCTTGAGGCCGAGCTCGGTGAGCGCCTTGATCTGCGAAGCCTGCTCGGTGGTGTCGCCGTACTTGGCGCGGATCAGGTTGTACTCGTCGTCGGTTTTGACCTTGCCGAAATACGCCGCGACCATCGCGCAGCTGGAGCTGAAGCACTCGCGGTAACCCTGACCAGACTTGTTGTCGCGCTGGGAGAAGTACGGAACGTTCAGCCGGACAGCCTGAAAGGTCTCCTTGGGCATCTCCGGCATGTCCTTCATCCAGAGATCGCCCTCGGCCTTGCGGCGGCGCTTCAGGCCAGCTTCGACGTTGCTGCCCGGATTGCGGTAAAGCATCATCGCGGCCGGCACATCGTGCCAGCGCTTCTCGCGCAGCGCCTTGCTGATGGTGCTGAAGTTGGCGCCGCCGTAGAACCCGGAACCGAGGTTATATGCGAAGGAGACGAGAGCCGACTTTTGGCGGTCGCCCAGCTCGTTCCAGGCCGGGATCGTGCCTGCGAGTTTCTGACAGATGCGATCGGCCTCGAGCCGCAGCATCATGTCGGCCTCGATCACGCTGATCTTGTCACCGCGCTGCACCGGTCGGCCATCGGGATAGCGAGTCGAGCCGTACCCAATCGTCCAGGGGTCGCCGCCACTGGCGGGATCGGGGTAGGCCGACAAGCGGCAGCCCTCGAACTCCTTGATCAGCGCCAGACCCGTGGCGAGATCCGTCTGCTTGCCATCCTGGCTCCAGGTCTGAAACCAGGGCCGATCGCGACGCATGGCGTCGTCGTAGCCGATGGCCTTGAGATCGGCCTCGAGCTCTTGGATAGCGGCCGCCTGGTGAGGCAGCGCCTTGTAATACCGGAACAGCTGCTCCAGCGTGATCGGGGCCGGGTTCGGCATCAGCGGCGCTTAGGGCTGTAGGGGAAGGCGCGCATGGCGGCGGCGAGCACCAGCTGCAGGACGCTGTTAGAGCGCAGCTTGCTCATGCCGATCACTTCACTGGCAACAAACAGGCCGAGGCCAACGAGTGCTGCGTACTGTGCGCTGTCCATCTCGGGCATTGTGAATTCCTTTCAGGCTAGTCCTATTTCTGGATGGTGGCCGCGGTAGGTGCGAGCCTCAGCTGCAGGTGACCGCCAACGAACGAAGCGAGCGGCGGCAACACCAGGCTGGCAATGATGGCAGCCATGACCACCTGCGCCATGCGTGTTTCAAGGCGGCCAATGCGCTGAAAAATGTCCTTCTTTTCGTCGTCGTCCTTAGTGCGACTGAGAATGAGGGCGTCCATCTTGCCTTGAAGGACGCCCAATTCTCTGTAGATCTCGGCGTGAGAAACTTCGCGCTCCATCGGCCGCCCCTTTAACTTGTGGATCCTAGCCAGTGGGGATGCTTGGACCCTCATCAAGAGGATCGGGCCTGCCGGCAAGGATGGCAACAGCCCGCTTGTAGTACCAGTTGTCGGTTTTTCCTGCCGCTTCCAGCGCGTCCCTGATCTTGCGCCAGTTTTCGCGGACGGCAGGATCCATTACCGACCCTGCCCTCTGAGGGGCTTCTTCCCGCGGCGCCGGGGCCGGCTGTTCTGGCCGAACCCCTGGCGGGTGGTCTTTGGTGAGCTGGGCTGGTGCTCGACGCGAGCGGTGCCGACCTTAGATTTGACTGCCATCAGGGTTCAGTGGGCCAGGTGATGTTCCAGGGGAAGCCGGCCTGGCTGGTGATGTCACGGAGATCCTGACGATAGGTGGCCCAGGCCGCGGCGTCCACCGGTGCGTCGGGAAGTTGTGTCCAGTCGCAGTTAGACAGGAGCTTGGTGCGACTATCGCGGACGCGCTGGGCCTGCGCAGCGTCCATCGTTGCCTTGCCTTCATCGTCAGGTTCGGCTGCGACGTAGTGGGTGAACCACTTGCCGTCGATTTCGATCACGCCATCGCGCTGGGCGTACTGATATGGCGCCACCAGCGTGGGCTGCGGACCTTCCAGCACGGGGTCGTAGCCGAAATCGTCGATGATCTCGGGCGTGAGCACCTGCGGGAAGCTGGTGTTGGGGTTCTCGGAGCGGAGCTGCTGATCGGTGATCAGGGCGCCGGTGGTGCGGTTGCGGAGTTCCATGGCGATGCTCAGGCGATGGCGAGGTAGAGGAACGTGCCACCACTGGCGTTTATGGCGGCGGGGGCGGTAGAGCTGATCTCAAAACCAGATGACAGCGGGTCGATGTAATCGTTCGCTGTTACTTCTGCGACCGTGTCATTGAGTGCCAGATAAGGATCCGTGCCGGCGTTAATGCCACGAGCGGTATCCCAGACGAACCAAGAGCCGCTGGCGTCCACGCGCTTGATAAGTACAAATCTGGCGCCAGCCGCGAAGCCACAGTTGACGCCAAGCGTTGTACCAGTGCCCGTGTAGGTGCCGACCTTGCTGACGCCTGTGCAAGAGGCGAACAGATAGGCGATGAAAGTGTCGGCGTTTTCGTTCGTGCTGTTGGCAGTACCGACAGTGAAAACACTTGAGTCGGGGCTGGTGTTATTCCAGT